ACAAGCCCTAAAAAAACCGACCTATCTCGGTAAACACATCGGATCATTTTCTTTTTCTAACCAATAAAACAAAGGTAATGAAAAAAATTAATAATAAGGTTTCCATATTGGAATTTTTTTTATCAATTTAATGTGGGACCCGCACCCCACTCTGAACTTGTACTTCGTTCTTTTAATCGTTTTTTTGTGGAGGTACAGGTAATCGAAACCTGATTTGTTGATTGCAAATCAACCGTAATACGCCATTATACGATACCCCCAAGTGAGCGGGTGGAGGTAGTCGAAACCTCATCTCTAGAGTGGAAATCTAGTATAATAATCCATTATACGACACCCGCATTTAAAATAGTTCTGGTCAACCACTCGCCACCCATCCGATAACTGTCGGTTCACTACCTCAATAGGTGACCCGTTATCAGCCTAAGCCTTGTCCGTTGTGAACTATTTTTGTACTCGGAGCGGGAATCGAACCCGCACTCCCGTCTAGGAATAGCATTTTAAGTGCTACGTGTCTACCTGTTCCACCATCCGAGCAAAAGTGTGACGAACTTTGGGTTCATTCGTCACTATAAGTGAGAGGATGTACCGTCCTTGTTCTCACTAAGTGTAGGTTTATGTCGTAAACCATCTCTTACAAAACCGTCAACTCTTATAAGTCCGAGTTAATGAACTATCTGTCCTACTTGTCACATTGTTTAAAGTGTTTGTGACCCTCGTCTTCAGATTAGACTCTACTGCTAACACTCCCGCGGTCCATGCGAGAATCGAACTCGCGGCACATCCGTGACAGGGATGTATGTTCGCCACTACACCAATGGACCAAAAACCCACATTACAAAACCATCTAGGTACAACTCCTGCGGTCGCGTTGTTCACTTCATTGTAGTCCGTATGGGATTCGAACCCATGATCTTCTCCGTGAAAGGGAGACGACTTAATCCTCTCGTCTAACGGACCGTGATTGTTTTACAAATATATGTAGAATATTTTAATCTACCAAATGTTTTTTTAATTTTCTTGTACCTTCGGGGGGATTCGAACCCCCAAAACTTTGTTTCTAAGACAAAGACGTATACCTATTCCGTCACGAAGGCTTGTTGCGGACTGTGATGGTAACGCTCCATCTTCTCTTGTTTAACAGACAAGGGCTTCACTTTAAAGCTTACAGTCCAAATTGTTTTGAGGTCCCTAACGGATTCGAACCGTTATCTCTGGGTTACAAAGCCAGAATAATAAGCCATTATACTAAGGGACCAAATAATACCAATATGTCAAAGAACAAAAAACCCACCTCTTTTGGAGATGGGTTTAATTAAACTTTATGATCTAAAATATCATACCATCTCCGTTACAGTCGGGTTATCCCCCTCCGTTCTCGCGTTAAGTATGTTATTTAAATTTTTCATGTTCGTTTTTAATTAAATATACCCAAATTTTCAAAAGTGACAACAATTGGTAAAAAAAGTGGGAGAGGAGGGATTCGAACCCCCATGCCGTTAGGACTTGATTTACAGTCAAGCGAGCCAACCAATTGCTCAACACTCCCAGTTTAGGAAAGGGGAAGATGGTTCCGTGGACATCCCCTTTTACGATTGGCGTTACTCTGACAGTTAAAACTCCGATATAACCACGACTACTGACACGTTAACGTTATACCATTCCCCAATCAACCTATTGCACGGATGGAGAGACTCGAACTCCCACTTGGCTGGTTTTGGAGACCAGTTGTCTACCAATTGACGACATCCGCTTATGTTGAGGACAGAGAGGGATTTGCAGTCCACCCCTTTAAACCACTCAGGCATCTGTCCTTATTGTGTCCCCGAAGAGATTCGAAGACATTTTAGTAGTGACGGAGGGAGTCGAACCCACCTAGACTATCGTATCAGGATAGTTCCTATACCGCTCGGACACGTCACTATTTAGTAGCATAGGCCGGACTCGAACCGACATCTTCCTCATCCCAAATGAGGTGGCTTAGCCAATTAGCCAACTACGCTGTTTTAGTAATTCAGAACAAATATAACCATTTTTTGGTATATTGCGTTCTTTTTTACTAATTTTTTTTTGTACCGAGTATGGGTTTCGAACCCACTTGACCATCCTTATGAGGAGATAGTTCTTTTCCTTTAAGCCTCGGTGTTTCTGCGGAGAACTGTGGACTCGAACCACGCCCAACTTAATGGGTTCTTGTTTAGCAAACAAGCGGGGACACCGTTTCCCTCCTTAATTCTCCATTGTAGTCTCCTTGGGATTCGAACCCAAACTTTATCGGCCGTAACGATAGGTGCTAATCCGTTACACCAAGAGACTAATCGGTGACTAGTGGGAATCGAACCCACGGCACAAGGAACCACAATCCTTTGCTCTTCCTACTGAGCTATAGTCACAGTAGCCCCTGTAGGACTCGAACCTACACTATCTTGTATGTAAAACAAGCGCTTTTCCTTTAAGCTAAAGGGCTATATAGTTGTCCCGCCAGGACTCGAACCTGGATACACCTTTCGGATTCCTGAGCCAAAATCAGGTGTGTTGCCAATTACACTACAGGACAGTTAAATTATTTTTTCAATCGTTTGAGTAATTTTCTAACAAATTTAGATCTTAATTTAATTGTGACAGTTTCTTTTCTAAAGTTTTCTTTACTTGAATCAAACGATCCTTCCAATACTATTTTAATTTTTTCTTTCTTCATTTTTTTATTTATTCATAGTTTATTTTTGAGGAGAGAGCGGGATTCGAACCCGCGGATCCCATCACTGAGATCTCCGGTTTTCAAGACCGGTGCAATAAACCAACTCTACCATCTCTCCATTTTTTTACCAATATGTCAAAGAACAAAAAACCCCCAAACTTTATAGTCCGGGGGTTCTATTATATTTTTAAACTAAAATTTGTTTAACTAATAAAACATTTCGGACTATCATATGACCCACACGGAGACCAGCTACGATACACGATGACGATCTGCGATTGTTTAGAACTAATCATATGTTTACTAAATGTTTTCATTGTTTCCTAAATAAGTATTACAAATATAAGTAAAATCTTTAAATAATCAATATTTTTTGAAGATATTTAATGAATTATCTCTTTTTGGTTTTTTTGGAAATAATTTATTAAGTTCTTTTGTTAAATTTCCTTGTTCTTTTATCTCCATTAATTTATTTCTATCAATAGGGGTCAGTTCTTTTTTAGGTTGTTGATTTTTATTGGGGTTATAGACACCATTTTTTTTCATGACTTGATTAATAAAATCATAATCAATGTTATTACTTGGTTCTTTAGTTTTTTTGATATTTAACTTATCGATTAAATTATCCACTAATTTATTCCGATCTAATCTATTATCTATAATAACCCCAATTTTATCGTAAGCAACACTAATTTCATTATAATTGGCGATTGTTAATTTTTCTAAAGGTCCAAAGTTAGTTTTTTGTTTATTTAATTTAAAATAGTGATGTCTTAATTGTGATGACATACCTGTTTCAGGATTTTGAGTTAAACTATTACTATGTACACGTCTAAAGAAAGATAATTTTTTAGTATAACCTACTGTTTTATTATTTTTATATAAACGATTCATAAACTCAGAATCCGCACCACATTTCCATGGTTCAAATCCATTCATAGATAACAAAAGATTTTTTTCAATTGAAAATACACCTTCTCCGTATAAAACATTATCATTTTTTTTATTTATGTTTTTTTCAAACTCAACATAACTTGGTTTAATAACTTGTTTTGTTTTATGTAATTGTATTATTTCATCGATCATTGTTTCTGACATAACATCGTCCGAATCAAAAAACAATAATAGATCCGATGATGATAATTCAGATAATGTATTCCTCACAATATAGGGTCCATTATTTTCTTCAAAATTGAATACTCTAACATTACCATTAAAAACTTTATTTTTTAAAAAATTAAACGTGTCTTCGCAACCATCAATTCCGATTAAAATTTCAGATTCAATGTTTTTACAGGACTTCAATACTGAATCTAAACATTCATCAAAAAATTCTGTATTCTTGTAAGTTGGTATAATAACACTAATATCACACTTTAAAATCTTTTCCAAATAATTTTCAGGATGATTTAAATATGTATTATAACTTTTTTCATTAATTTTAACGTAATTAGAAATTACTAACAAGTCTAATGGTTGTTTTATATTATTATCAATTTTGTATTTCTTTTTATCGTGATAACTTTTTCTCAATGGTGAATTCATTCCTGTTTCAGGATTTATTGTCAAATTATTACCATGTCTTCTATATAAGATATTGATGTCGTTAGATTTTTCAATTTTGTATTTATTTGATTCTAACCTCCAAAAAAATTCTCCGTCTGCGGCACAAATCCATGGTTCAAACCCATTCATTTCTAAAAAAACATTTTTCTTTATACCAAATGCACCAACATGATATGAAAACTTATTATTAATATAACCAGATTTTGATATCTTTAATGTACCACTAAACGCCATAAACCCAAATTGAACTACATCAACACCATTAGATAATGATCTAATTGTATTTGTTACGGTGTTTAATCTCATGACATCATCTGAGTCAAAAAAAATCAAATTATCAAATTTCGCGTTTTTGGCTAAAGTATTTCTTATGATATATGTGTTTTCTTTTTTACGGAAAAAAAATATTCTAATATTAGAATGTAACTTAGGATAATCTTTTAACAAACCATCTAATGTTTCTTTACAATGATCAATACCTATTAAGATTTCAAAATCAAATCCATTACAGGATTCAATAAAAGAATCTAAAGCCTCTTTTATATACAATTTATTATTAAATGCCGTTGTTATAATTGATATCATTTTAATTCCGTATTATATGTTTGTAATTTAGAGTGTAAATTATTATTATGAATTAACAGCTTAACATAATTGTTATTAAAGTATAATATATTTCTTGTTAGTCTTCTTAAATGATCGTGCATTACATCATGAATTCCATTAACAACTTTTTCTTGATACAGAGTTGAAAACATTGAACAAACTTTACTGTAATCTCTCTCATGAATAAATTCTTTTCCTGTAATATAGTCCAGTTTTGTTGGTTGAAAAGTTAGTATCATACTATCCATTTTTGATTTATGGTCTTCAATAGTTTTTTGTATGAAATTTATATAATCAGGAACCATATAATCATCACAATCATGTCTAGTTTGGACATTAATATTATTATTAATCACGTAGTCTCGATAGTCTTCCTTCACATTATTAAATGTAACTATTTCAATATCTTTGTGAATCAAATCTCTTATTTGTTGGTAGTGTTTTGGATTAACATTTAGCCCCAATATAAAGTTTTTATTTGTTTGGTTATTCAAAGAAGGAATATAATGTTTTTTCATAACCTCAAAATAGTTGTTAAATTTTTCATCATTAGAAAAATTAACTCTTGTAATTACTATATGTTTCATATTATATTGATAATTTTTTTCTCCACTGATACAATTGAGCTTTATTTCCTAATTTATTTTCTTTTAAAAAAGGACTATATGTTACAACATTTTTTTTTGTTGAGTGTTCTGAACCTATATATCGTTCCCAAAAATATCTATTTTGTACAGGTTTAGGTTCAGGTAGATAATTTTTCACATAAGAACTATTGATCCAAAAAAAGTTATACCAAGAAAACCCAAATTCACTAGGAAAAATACATCCAATATCTAAATCAGGATTTTTGTTAAACTCATTAACATATTCTTCATAATTCTCCACCGTATTTTTGAAAATGAATCTTCTAATATTATGTCTGTCAGGATATTTTTGTGCTGATGTAATACCTTTAGTATGAAAATATAATATTACTGAATCATCACTTTCATTAGATATATCCCAAACCGCCTTTAACCCAGGGTATTCATAATGATTTTGTGAAAATATATTGATTATTTGTATTTTTTTATATTTTGCCCAAATATGTTGTTTTAACCTTTTTAAATCCGTATCATTACAACATAAACTTATATAAATATTGTCAGAAATATCATACAATTTACTTGATTTTAACGAATTCAATTGTTCTAAAACTATTGGTTCCCATTCATTAGGTTTTAAATAGGCAAAATATACTATTTTTATTTTACGATTGTTCAAACTACAAATTATATGATTATTTTAACATAAATGAATATTTGTTTTTTTAAATAAATATGTTTATTTTTTTTTTAAAAATTGATGGACAAAGTATTAGTATTAAATTCAGATTATACCCCAATTAATGTTACAACATTAATCAGAGGTTTTATTTTAGTTGATAAGGGGAAGGCTGAGATTTTAAAGTCAGGTGATGATCCTATTGTTTCAGGTAGTAATATTTTTATACGACCACTTATCATTAGACTTTTAAATTATGTTAGATTTAGAGTTAAACCTTTGAAGATTAATCGACAACGCATTTTTAAACGAGATGGTCATACTTGTGCATATTGTGGTACTCATAAAAATCTTACGATTGATCATATAGTTCCTAAATCAAGAGGAGGAGGTAATACTTGGATGAATCTTATAACTTGTTGTAGAAATTGCAATAGAATAAAAGATAATAAAACTCCTGAAGAGGCTGGTATGAAATTATTAAAGAAACCATTTGAGCCTTCTATATTTTCAGATGTAATTAATCCTTCCATTACTCAAATTTGGAATGATTTCAAGAAAACTTTCTATTAAAACAAAAAGGTGTCGTATGACACCCTTTTGTTAGATTTTGTCTCCTTTCTTTTAAAATGTTAAGCCTTTTAGACAAATCTAAAAGATCGTTATGCAAACGCCTTTTCTTTAATTTTATCTTTAGCAATATCCAATTTATCTGACACTTTAGATAATTTAGGACATAAAAATTTACTTATATTGTTTTCTAATTTTTGACCAAATGCACTATCTTCCGCAGTTTCAACTAACGTGTTTCTGATAATCTCAAATCCAGGACCTGTTAACCCTCTTTCATTTTGGAATTTGGCAACAAGAGTTTCAACTATAGTTTTTGTTAATATTTTTGAAACATAATTACAATTTGTTAATTGACCAAGTTCAGTTATCGGAACGTTACCAATAGCAGTTACAATCATAGTACCTAACCAACTATCAGGATCAAGTGGTGTAAATGTTTTAACAAACCATTTAGCTAGTCTTTCTTTAAAATATCCAAAAATACCTTCAGACGCATTTCCAAACATACCTTTAATTATGTCAAGAAGACCTTCATTAATTAATTCAGAATTATATCCCTCATTATTTAATTTAACCGTTTCTGTTATGATTTTATCAAAATATAAATCAACACTTTTTTCATTTGAAATTTTAACATTTTCGTTTAAAGTGTTAAGACGATTTTGTATTATTGATTTTTCATTTGATAGTTTTTTTAAACTTTCATTTAAAAATAAGTTTATTCTTTCATTTGAATTTTCATTAACTGATAATCGAGCTTGATTTTTATAGAACTCTTCTAAACCGTATAATGATGAATCTGATTTTAACTCTCTAAATTTAGTTTGAATTTTATTACCCCAATTTATGTTTTGTTTTGAACAAGCGTATGCGTATCTTTTTAAATTCATCAAAACTTTATCTTCAGGATTAGATTTGTTTTGTCTAATATCATATAATGTCTTAATTACATTACGACAATCATTTTTTGCTAATCTTGATTCTTTAACTTTTTTCAAAACTGATTTAGCATATACACCAGGATCCTCAGATTCAGGACTTGGTGTTGATGATTCGTCAAATTTAATATCTGATAAGGGGTAAACATAAATTACTTTTGAATCGTCTCCACCCAAATCTTTATAATACTTAGCGTATTTACCTCCAAGTAATAATCTTATATCCATTCTTTCATTATATCTTCCAGATGTAATTGGTGGAGTGATTAAGGTATATCCTGCAGAATTTACAGCATCTTCAACAACTTTATTGTCAGTCTTAATTGTATTTATTTTTTCTTCTTCTTTTTTACCCTGTTCAATTTTTTGTTCAGGTGTGTTATAACCCTCACATGAAATTTTTGAAGTTTTTAAAACTTCTTTAGTTGATGGATTAACACCTTCAAATGTTAAATCATCATATACAAAAATCCAGTTACCTTTTTCAGTTTTTTTATATAATGCAATTTTTTGATTTATAGGGTTATTCACTATCTTGAAATCTTGAGGAACACAATTTTTAGATTTCAAATCTTTTAGATTTTTAATGACATCCTCATTACCTTCTTTTATTAATTTTAAATTTTCCATATATTATAATCCTGCCATTAAATCATTTATACCTTGAGGTTCAATTACTAAAGGTTCATCAATTTTTTTAGTAGTAGTCACAGTTGTTGAACATATACTATCAACATCGGCATTTGTAAATGTTGTTTTACCTGTTTTATTTTTAAGTGCGTTTTCAGTTTGAGGTCCAAATTTATCGTCAACTTTAACATTTAAACAAGCCTGTACTTTACCAATAACACCTGAAGTACATCCTTTAGAGTAATTGTCTTTACAATGATGCCACTTACTTGTTGTTTTTTTATTTCTAACCACTTGTTTTATTGGTTGACATTTTTTCTGATTGGAGTTTTGTTTACAATCTTGAATTGTTTGTTTACCAATGTCTTTCATAAAAACTTTAACCATATCTCTAACTGGTCTATAAATTTGTTCCCATTCTTCAGGTGCGTCGATATCACCATCAATGTCATTGTAGATATCACCTCTCTCCATATTATACTCATTAACTAATGCACAAAAATCAGAGAAAGATCCTTTTTTCTTCAACTCTCTAAACACATCGTATAAATATTCTTCTTCAGTACCTAACCCTTCAATTGAGTCATATAATTTATCCGATAATTGAGTTATTCTACCATCACTAACTTTTCTTTTTAAGTTAACTATTTTAGAAGCATTAGTTGAACACATTTGTATTGCCTTTTTGACTTGAGTCGCGGCCGATCCTGTGTCTTTTGTTATTAACCAATATGCTAATGGGACCAAAGCGGCCCCTACAAGACCACCAACTACTGCCGAAGCAGCAACTGGACCTAAAGTTAAAAAAGTACCAACTGATGAAATTAATCCTGTTGAAGCTACCGTTCCACCAACCGCTGCGGCACCTGGAAATGCAACTGCGGTTGTTACCCCCGCTCCTGCCGCGGCGGTTCCCGCTCCTGTTGCCAAAGCACTACCGGCACCAATAGCTGCACCTGCAGCTGTACCAACATCTAATGCGTCCTTACGATCTTCATTTATAACCTCATCAACTTTTTCAGTATTTTCGGTAAGAGTTTTATTCATATCGTATTTCATTAAAAGAAGAGCTCTTTTAATTGCATCATTACCTTCATCTAAGTTATATTTATTCATATCTTTTTAATTATAAATATGTTTAATCAAAAAAAAAATTAAATTAAAGTGTTCGCTTTACCTCTATTCACTTTAACAATATCAGACCATTTAGTAAGACCAATTTGATTAGCTGGTCCTCTGGTCACACCAGATTCCCATTTTGTAACGGTAGGATACTCAGGTTTTGTCCCTGTATCCGCAGTGGTATCACCACCTGTGGCTCCTTGTTCCCCTAATTCTGAATAAGAGTCAGAATCAATGACGTAATTCATTAATGATATAAGATTATCAATTTTCATTAAAAAAATTCAGGTTTAGGTAATTTATTTGGGTTAACTAAATAATATTCATTTAAAAATGATATAATGTCAGATTCAAAATCGTTACCAAAAAAATCAAACTCACTTAATTCATCAGATTCAAAATCGTCGTCAAAATCGTCAAAATCGTCATTGATTGAAATAATATTTGAAAATCCGAATTCATCAATTTCATCAAACTCAATTTGACTTGTTCTTATCTCATCTTCAGAATCATTTATTGTTCTAAATGTAACATCCAAAGTTTTTGTTGATTCGTTAATATAAAAAGTAACGATTTCTTTGATTTCCATTTTAATATTTTTTGAATCTTTTGAACATATCTAATGTTCTCTGAACTTGTTCTTGAAGTGGTTCGACTAGATCCTCATCAATTTGAGTTTCTTCATCATCAAGATCAACTAAGTCGTCAAGATCAATTTCAAAATTTGGATCTCCATCCAAATTATCGAAATCAACTGTTCCATTTTTTAGATCTAACGGTCCATCACCAATCATGTCCAATTTTTCATCAATGTTAACTTCAGGTTCAAATCCATGAGATCCTGAATAAACATCTTCATTAGCCTCACTTGAGAATAAACCAGGGTCTTTACCATCATATCTCATTTCATTGATATTCATATTTCTATATTCACCAACATCACCCCTATTGTTTACGGTAATACCGTTTTTATCATTGGCATAATCTTGAACATATAATGGTTGTTGATTGTTTTGTCCATATAATGTAACATAGCCATCATAAACTCCTTTATGTTGGTCAAGGATGTTATTCCTTTCTTGGTTTGTCATTTTGAAAAAATAAGCGTTCATAATATTTTTTCTTTATAAATATGTTGATTCATTCTAATTATATCTATATTTTTAAAATATGAAAGTGGATCTTGAATTTTTTGCTGAAGGAGCTGTTCTCCTTGATGGTCTTGATGAGGCAATTGTTGGTATTGTTGAGGAGTTTGGCAATGGTAGACGTATATTATATTCTAAGTCAAAAATAATTGATATTCTTTGCCGAAGAGATGGAATGACAGAATCTGAAGCGATAGAATTTTATGATTTTAATATTGCGGGATTATATGCTGGTGAACAAAACCCTGTATTTTTAACTTTATCTGTTCATCCTGTAAAAACTGATGATGGTTACGATTTTGATTTAGAAACTAGTTAAATAAAATTGAAGAACCCTTTTTGATAAGTCCTGAACATATCTTTCAACCATACTTAACATCCTATCAATTTCTTCTTCAGTTTTACCTTTATCTTCAATGATATTCATTGCGGCACCAATCATATACATTCTAGCTTTATCAGCTTTCTCTAAAAGTTCCTCAAATGATTCTTCATCAGGATCTTGATCACCATAATGTCTATCGATGTATTCTCTACCCGCATATAAGAATGGCGCTGCAGATAACATGTTAGTAATACCTGTCTTTCTAAGAGTTTTTAAATACCCAACTAAAAATGGTAATGTTTTTTCCTCACCCATTTTAAAATATTTAACAAAATCTTTGTTTCTAATAAACGTATTAATATCAGTAGTTTCTTGAATAGATTTTTTCTTTGACATTTTAGTGTACTTATCTTCAGATGGTATTAAAGAAAAAGATGATATTCTTTCTCCGACATTAAATTCATCACCATCATCCCATAACATTTCGTATTGTTCAATTCCTTGGATAACATCTCTTTTACCAACAGTACCCCAAATACCAGGTCTTAAAGATTCTCCCGACATATAAACTAAACGAATTCTATCACCAGGTTTGATTGGGGGATTTAGTACTTTTGATTCGTTATTAGGTTTTTCTGACATATCATTATCTTTATAATTAATAAATATTAGGATATTTATAAATAATGAAAACAACTATTTTAATTACGGAACATCAAAAAAAGTTATTAATAATCGAATCAATTGGTAATGAAATAACTGATGAAGTAGAAAATAATAAATCTTTATTTAAAAAGATTTCAGATTATTCAAATAAAGAATTTGGAGATAATTTAGGTTTTCTTGTAACTTGGGGTGCGGGTATTGGTGGATTTATGAATCCTGTAAAAGATATGATTAATTTACAATTTCCAGATCTGTCTCAATCAGATGTTTATTTAATTATGGTTGGTATTTTAGGTACATTGTTTTTTAACAACAAACCTGTATTCTCAAAAATTAAATCAAGAATTAAAGAAAAAGGATTAGTTAATGAATTAAAACTAACATTAAGTAAAACAAAAGAACTTAAAAACACGTTTATTAAATTTTTAGGTTCAATTGGAGTTACAGTTAGTAATATGATAACAATGTTATCCTACGCATTTATGATCCCTGTGTTAGGTACAATTATTAATATAATTGAAAATGGTGATATGAATGAAACTGATTTGGTTAAAATTGTTGCACCATTAGCGGCTTCAAAATTAATTAGTATCTCCAATCACGGGTTAAAAGAATTATTATCTAACTTGTTTTTTAAGATTAAGAATATATGATATAACGAATTCTTGTTCTTTCGGATTTAAATTATGTATATCTTTGTGGGTTTCAAACCATCGTTTAACAACAGATTCAAATGGTCTTTTCTGTAATTTTGCCAATCTATTAAATCCTTTCACTTGCGCTTTCAGTTCTATTGGTCTTGTGTAATAGTCTAATGATTTAGGATTTTCATCATCATCTTCATTATCATATGTATCAAGTTCCCCGGCATAGTATTGTCTATAATGTTCTAATTCATGTGCAAATAGATCATTCAATTCGCCAATTATATCATACATCATTGATTTAATTTTTTCTTTTGGATTTTTAACCACTAGTACTTCAATCGTATCATCATCCTTTATATAATTGCCGTTAACTGCAAAAGTATCAATTGATTCATCATCTCTTATAGTTAAATTAACCGTAACATTTTCAGGTCCATTAATAAATGAATACACCATTTCATCTTTAATATCTTCAGGTAAATAAAACTCGCCAGTTTCACCATTTTTTAAAACATCAACAACATCTTTAACTAATGTTCTAATTGCTGATCTATATTTTTGAGATTCGGTTAATTTTTCATGGGGTGTATAATCAATAAACTCAGATTTGGTGACAAGTACATTTTCTATTGTTATATGTTTAATACCAACAAATTGCAACACATTAACAACTTCGCTTATCATTCTTCTTGATTCCACCCAAAGTGAGTGATCAAAAATATTTGTAATATTATAAACACCATTTTTAGATTTAAACCTATCTTCAGAACGTTTTAGAACGTATTTAAAAGTATCTCCCAAATCATATACTATAAAAGAAACAACCGCAAAGTCGGTCCATTCACCAACAGAAATCATTTTTTTAGTCCCAATGATCTCAGCTTTAAATTTAAATGTAAAATCACCATCATCTGGTAATTCAAAATATTTGTTTTCTAAGAACTTATTTATTTTTTCTATTTTTGTTTTGCTTAACATCTCCTATTGATATAATCATAAATATAAGTTATTCTTGAAATATGGAACTAATAACTACCCACCCAATTAAAAAATCGGATTTAGGATTTCATGGTAATTTATTCGGGGGAAAATTATTATCGTGGCTAGACGCGGCTGCCGTATCTTATGCCATGCAACTTTGTGACACCCCAAGAATGGTTACCGTTAGTATTGATAAATGTATTTTTGAGAAACCAAGTAAAGAAGGTCAAATAATTAAAATATTTGGTTGGCCATCATCATTGGGGACCACTTCGGTTACATTATACATTGAAGCAAGGGCACATAATGTTAGAACAGGTAAACAATATGTGGTATTAAAAACTCATACCAAATTTGTCTACATTGATGAGGATGGGAATCCTTTACCATTAAAAGATAAATCAGTTAAAAGAATTACTGAAAAAATTAATACCTCAAACGCACCAAATGAGTAAAATAAAACACAAATTTGATTTTAAAGACATAACTATTGTTCCTGAAACATTATCATCGATTAATTCAAGAAGCGAAATTGACACTAGAGATAAGGATGGTAAATTACCTATTATGGTTTCACCTATGGATACTGTAATCGATTCAAATAATCAAAATGTATTTGTTGAGAATGATTTAAAAGTTTGTTTACCGAGAAATCTTAGTTCAACAGATCCTTCATCTTTTATTTCAATGTCACTTGATGAGTTTGAATCTTACATTGATGTATGTTTTTCTAATATGACTCTACCCGAACCAAATAACATCTTAATCGATATTGCTAATGGGCATATGAAAAAACTATATGATCTGGCGGAAAGATATATTAGAATCAGACCAAACAAATCATATAAACTTATGGTAGGTAATATTGCTAATCCAAAAACATTTGAAAAATTTTGTGAAATTGGTGTTGATTATGTTAGAGTAGGTATAGGTGGTGGTAGTGGGTGTTTAACCTCGGCAAATACAGGTGTTCACTACCCTATGGCATCTTTGATCAATGAATGTTATGATTTAAAAATAAAACATAACTATAAAACAAAGATTGTTGCTGACGGAGGTTTTAGAAATTACGATGATATAATCAAAGCCATTATGTTAGGTGCCGATTATGTGATGTTAGGAGGACTATTAAATCAAAGTTTAGAATCTTGCTCAAAAATAAAATTATTTAAAAAGATCCCTATTAGTTTTAATACGGCACTTTTTATGTGGGAATTTTTCCCATCCACAAGAAAATATATGTATAAGTATTTTAGAGGTATGTCAACAAAAGAAGTGCAGAAAAAATGGGGAAGATCTGTTTTAAAAACATCTGAAGGTATTTCAAAATATAATAAGGTTGAATTTAGACTTGAATCATGGGTTGAGAATTTTGAAGATTATTTAAAATCAGCAATGTCATATACTAATTCAAGAGATTTAGATCAATTTAGAAATTCTGATTATGTTCACATTACCGAGAATGCATTAAAACGTTTTCACAAATAAGTTACTGAAACTTTAAGATCTCCTTTACCTTTAATTATTCTATGATACACACCTTCGGGGATGATGAATTCGTCCCCTTTTTTCATTTTAACAGGAATTTTATTATCTAACTGTATGGACCATCCTTCACCGTCTAACACTTCTATTAATCTATCTTCCCTATCTCTATGCCATTTAAGTTCATCAGTTTCAACTGACTCACTAAAAACTCTTATTTTTTTATCACCTTCTTTTACCTCGTCAAATGGTAAATCTTCTGACTTTTTCATTTTATTTTTGAATAATTTATACAATAGGATAAATACAGTACCACCAGGTAATAGAAATACCCCTACCATACCTAATTTACCTAAACTTTTCTTTAATGTGGATTTTAATTCATTACCAATTTTTTCTTTGTCTTCTTTTGATACTTGATCCCCACTATTAATTAATTTAATAAAGTTTTTATATGTTTTTTTAATATCATCACCTGAATCTTTAATTTCATTAGTAAATGATTTTTTTATTTTCTCGGCATTTTTTGAAAAAAAGTCTTTGATTTTATCATCACTTTCATTCAGATTATCATCATATGATGGGGAGTTAAAATCAACGTCAATTGAGTAAGATACATCTTTAAAATTAGTCATATGGTTTTCAATATAAGTTTCCAACTGTGGTACAAGGTTATTCCGTAAATTTTTGGTAACTCTCATTGGTACAAGGTTATCCTTATAATTTTTGGGAACTCCCACAGGAATATCAACAATTAACCTAATCTCATAGTATACCTCATTTCTTTTAATACCCTTCCATCTAGCGTGTCTACATTTAACATCTATGTTAATATCAAAATCAATGGTAAAATAATTTGATATCTGATCATCATATATTTGAGAAGTTGCTTTAATAATTGTAACAACTAAATTTTTTATTTCATCAATGTTAAATGAATTTTTTATTTTTATAGATTCATCACTACAATCTTTTTCAATTTCAGGATAACCACTATTAACAATAACAAACCAATTTGTTTTATTTGGATTTATCCCTAACATTCTCGCACTTGGTTTTAGCCAATATTGTGTTAAAAAATCACTAGCAGAATCGGGACTTTCAATTTTAATAATACCATCAGTAATTTTAAGGTATATATAAACACTACCCGAAAAATCTTTAGGTCTAGCATCAATTAACTCAATATTAAAATTGGTATTTTTTACTGCAGATTCAACTGTTTTGTTTTTTAAAACAAAATGTTTTTTAAAGTTATCAAAACTTTTATTTAAAAATGAAACAACAAATTTTTCTGTCATATTACCAACTTCTACTTGATTTTAAACCTAGTTTTTTACGATATTTAGAAACATTACAAGACCAATACCCCGCAGTTGTTCTATCTTTCTTTTGGTCACATTTATGACGAGCTCTAAATGATTTGGCTCTACCTTTATTAGCGTTTTTGATTCTTAAATTAGGGTCCCCAAATGTAACCTTTTTAACCGTACCTTTTGGAGTTTTAACATATACTGCGAATTTTTTTGGTCCCCCAGGTGTTCTAAAAGGACTACCTAATTTTACTTTTTTACCACGATGTATTGCTTCAGTTAAAATATCCTCAAGGTCATCTTCATACATTGGAGCATCTAAATAAACTTCATCACCATTCTCAAGAATAACTTTTTTACCTAAATTAGATTCTACAATCCATATATCATTTTCATTTAGTGATAATAAATTATTTTCATATAATTCTCTAGTTTCATTAATTAAATCAAAATATTTTGTTGAATAAATCCTAAATATATTTTCATTTAATGGTATTTTTTCATCTAAATGATACCTCATTTCAGGTGAAACTCTCACCCCTTCTTTTAATTTCATAGGTGGATTTTTCACACCTTTTAAAACATTTGATATTATTTCATTAATATTCATGGAAACCTTTTTTATTTAAATAAATAT